GAGTTCGTTATAAGCCTAGAAAAGCAGCTTGCAGAAGGCTTACCCAATCGTGCGGCAAGCCATTCCTCAGTCCCTTGCTCATGGTCTAAGATAATCACTTCTTAGCCTCAAGCGCGGCAACTGCTTTGTCGTAATGCACAGCCAGAACTTGATCAACCGAATCAACCTTCAGCCACTTGCAGAACTTGGCAACATCTGCGCCAGTTTCCTCCAGTAAGGTTTTGATGTGTGAAGATTGATAATCACTCAAAGGTTTCTTGTCATCACCGCGCAGCATTGCAGATTCTGCGTCATCATCGGCAGTTGGTATGCCAGCGATAGCAGATAAAGATACACGGCGCGCATACGTCAGGGAGCTTGAAGCCGCCTGCGGGTCACGCTTAACCACTGGCAAAGTAAATTGACCTTCTAGCCATTGCCCAGAAACGTGCATTAGCCTTGTGCAAACTCCCATTCCATTTTCATCGGTGACTGGGAATTGGGTATAACTTAAACCGTTATCAGCAAAGGGCTGCTTGATTGCCTTGATAACCGAGGTTAGATCGGCATAGCTTGACTTGAAGAAAGGGTTGGCACTGTCTTTAACAGCACCCCCCATCTGAGATTGTGCAGCACATAGTGCGCTGGCCAGTTCGTTGATTGATTCACTTGATTTCATGTTGACCTCCTACGGTCTGTTCTTTTGCGTACTGCTCACCATAACCAATCTGGTAAGCATCTGATTGCCCTTCTAAGGCCGGATAACCTGCAACGCAGTCATACTCACCGCGCTCCAGATCGTTTAGATCGTTGATTCCCATATTGCCCCCTAATTATTTAACGCGAAAATCATGCGCGTAGTTAATATAAAGCCTTAAAATTCCACGATGATATTGCTCCATAAACTGAAAAGCCTTGTTAAATTCGATTGAATGCTGAAGCGAATCAAGGGTTTCGTAAAAGCTCCAGTAGCACATAGTATCTAATGCTTCTGAAAGCAATTTTTGCCGATAGATTTTGTATTCTTGCATACTATCTTTAACGTATTTTTGGGTAGTCATATTGCCTCCTACAGCAAATGCCCCCGAAGGGGCGGTTAGATTATATTGTTTCGATGCGCTGGCGGCCTAACTTGTCATACATTCTGTCGGTTAAGTCATTGCCAAGGTCAACAGTTTGCATAACGTCTGGGCGGTCTGTGTATTCTGCGCCTTCGGATATTGATTTAGTTACTGTAAATTCAATCACGCCGTTATAAATGCTAGTAATGATTCCTTCAATGTAGCAATCAGTTCGTGAGATGAAGTCATAAGAGCGGATGTTTTGGCCGATTTGAAAGTTAGTCATTTTGTAAATCCCGTTTTTTTGAATGTGCGCCTATTATATTCTTTCCCTTTACAGCGTCAAGAGTTTTATTACATTTATTTTACGATAGGCAAAAAAAAACCCCTCGAAAGGGGCTTTAGTCTTGTCGGGTAATTAGTATGACCATATAGCGGGGGGTGGGGAATCCATCTTCTTCTGTGCAGACATCAGTGCTGGCAGCTTAGTTCTTTGTCTGTGAAGTATGTTTCTTCTTTTTTCTTCTTAGTCATTTGCCTTGCCCTCTGTATGACTTGTGGCTGCGTTTTTCGTCTTTATTCATGCCAGACGTAGATACGCTAATAGACCGCCCTCTACCGCCTTGTCCTTGCGAGGTTCTTTTCGATACTTTTTCAATAATGACTGCCGTCTTAGTTTTAGCCATTCTTTTTCGCATACTCCAATTGCTGTGCCGCAAGTGCAGGGTCAAAGCCGTATCCTGCCATAATAAGCTGCATGTTCTTCAAAGAGCCGTTATCGCAAGCCCATTGATAAGCACCATTGTCAGCCATGAGCTCGTGAATAACTTGCTCGGGTTTTGGCTGCTTTTTCTTTTTAACTTCTTTTACTGTTGTAACTTCATCTTCAGTAGTCATTGTTTTGCCTCAAATAGTTCTGCTTCTGCTTTTCGTCTACGGGTTAATCCCGTTAAAGGCTGTCCGTTACACTTGTCCCATCGCTTCATTTGGTCAGGCACTTCGTCCCACTTGCCAGCGTTAATACATTTTAGCATTGTAGATGCTGCCAAGTTACCTGCGCCAAGGTTATAAGTCCAACTTACTAAAGCATCAAATTGGTTCTGAGTTAAAAGGCTCTTGGTATAAAAGATTACCTGCCGCTCGGTATCTTCCAAGTCTTTAACAAGCATTGCTTCAGCCTGCGCTTCTGTGCAGGTATCGCCCAAAAAAACCCCACGGGTGTGTCCGTAACCGATAGTAGGAACACCAGCACTGCAATGGTATGCCGTAAGCTCTAAGCCTTCAAACTGCTTAATAAGGTCTATGCCGCGCTTACTTGTTTTCATTTTGCTTGTGACTTGCGCCAAAATAAAATGAAGTAATCGCCGATACAATACCACCCAAGTAACCCAGCACAAGGTTGATTACGGCTTCAGAGTTCTGCTCTGGCGGCTGTATAGTAACCATGAATATGTATCCACCAAAGAATATGATGCAGGCTAAGGCGATTATTCTGGGTGTCCAGTCGCTGCCATGTACAGCTCTGGCGTTTTGTATGTCAGCAGTTTCAAGAGCAAAGATGTCAACGTCAAGCTCTTTCATTCTTGCCTGAAAGGATAGCTCTGCTTTCTTGATCTCTGTGAGTTGTTCGGGGGTAGCTTGGGCAATGGCTTTTTCTAATGACCTAGTATCTGGGTCACAGCCTAACGCACTTGCTATAGCTTGGGCAGCAGCACCACCAAGAGGGCCGCCAAGGGCAGTGCCAAGGGTAGGGGCTACGGCACTGATTATGCTTTTAAGGCTTGATAGGTTCATTGTAAAACCTTAGGAAGAACTAACGTGATTAAGATAAACGGATAGATGGCCCAGATTAAACCTTCAAGTTTATCGAACCGCTTATTGCCTTCATCAAGCCGCTTTTCTATATTAGTATAACGAATAACGCACTCTTTCTCGTGCGAGTCTATACGGGTCATTGCTTGATTTACGGTTGCCATGTTAATTCCTTATTTCAATATGCACGAATAATAACATTTTATTCGTCTTTTACTAACACAGCCTCAATAAAAATTGCGATCTCGTTTACGCTTGAACTGCTTTTTGCTTCAAATTGAAAGTCGCTTTTCTCGGCAATCTTAAAAGGCACTTGGCGGTCGTAGCTAACTTGTGAGGTAGAGAACGTAGCCTCAGACACACGCAAGGTTCGTCCATTGGTGGTAACCTTGTTGCGAATGAAAAGGTATTTTTGCCCGTTAGTAGTGGCCGAGTTAGCGTCAATCCTAAAAAGGTAGAGGCAATGCCCAGCAGGTACGGTGTAAACGCAAGCCTGCGTTATTCCTAATCCTGCCTCAATAAATCCATACTTAACGCCGCCATTGCTGATGCTTATATTGCCAACATTACTACCAGCCAATATCACCGCAGAGTTAATCCGAAAGAAATTAACGCCAGCTATTACCGGAGTCGTTCCATTCAGCGTAACGGTTGCTGCTATAGGATTATAGTTTATGTCTAGTCCAGAGATTAAAACTGGCATTGTGTCAGATGCAGAGTCAGATGATACGCTCATCGCCAACGCTGCTGTGGGGTAAACATAACCACCGCCATCATTCCAGATAGTCTCGTAGTCTGTAGCTACGTCTCGGTTGAAGCCAAATATGTTCACTGAGCTTGCGTTATACGCGTTGCCTTTAGCAATATCAAATAGCAGGTGAGGCGTAGGTCGCGTGTGGTTATACTGGTACATTTGATGCTCCAACAATTAAAATAGTTAATTTATAAAGAACAGCAGACATTATCAATAATGCTGCCACGCCTGCTATGTTCCAAATAAACGCCTTACGCCTACGTTCCTGCGCGTATAAAGTCTTCTCTCGCTGATCTCGTATCTTCCTACGCATACCTAATAACTCTTTGTAAGCGTCAGGGCCATAGGTATACATAAGTAATTCTCGCAACTCTGTTTCTTGCTGCTTTATTCGCTTATCGTGCGCGTACATCTCCAACGCTTCTTGCTCGACTGACTTAGATGCTACCAGCCTGCGGAAGATAGGTGGATTCTCTGCTTGTCTCTTAGCTTCGTTGAAGTCACTGACAGCGCCATACCACTTACCAACTTGGCCAAGGGTATCTTCAATCTCTCTGCCCATCGAGACCATTTTCTGCACAGTCTTAAAAGCACTTGTAGCCATTGCCACAGCGGTAATCGGGTCAATCATAAATAGTTACCTCCGCTGGGTTTACATACACTGGCTTGCAGTAAGCGTGTACAGGTGTGTCGTATCGTCTTATAGTTCCCTGTATTGTTAACTCTTCAGCGAACCATCTACATCTTGTTATGTCGTGCCAGTAGCTTGTGGCCTCTGCGTCAACAGTACCGTCGATCAGGACTATCAACGCAAAGACCAGCTTCATTACTCGGTTACTTCCTCAGCAGGCGCAGGTTCAGGTTCAGCTTCGACCACTGGAGCCCAAGGCATAGCCGATTCAACAATCGGAGTTACCTTTTCGTCAATCTGCTTCTGGATTTGGCCATTCACATGTTCTTCATAGCCGCCGACAACGATAGCCTGAATCCAGCCGAGTACGATTTCTTCAGTCAGCGTATCAAACTGCTTGAAGTTTTCTTCGGTCAAGTTGGCAGCAGAGAAAGGAGTAGCGCCAGAGAATGTTCCCTCGTTGCCGTTCTCGTCTGTGCCGATCTTTTTCCAGTAGGTCTGGCAGACTGCATTGGGTAATACAACGCCATCGCCAAGGGTTTCGTTTTTAGTTTTGAGGGAAGTGATTTCCCAAGTGTAAGTTATTGCCATTTCAATGCTCCTTCTGAGCGTTATGCGTTTTCCAACGCGGATATTCGAGCTTCAAGCTCTTGGATTGTTTTCACTAGCAGGGGTACTAGTTTAGCTTGGTCTAGCGCCTGCAAGCTACTAACAGTTTTGGTAATTCCTTCTTCGTCCGTGATTTCTTCCGTTGCATCTTTCTCTCCTACTACAGCGTCTGGAACAACCTCCTTAACTTCGTGCGCTAAGAATCCGTCTGTACGTTGCTCGCTACCAATCCACTTGAAATTAATTGGCTTGAGCTGGAGCAGTCTTGAGGTTGCGTTTTCCATCTCTTGCAAATCTTCTTTAACTCTATAATCCGAAGTAGTGGCATAGGTTGTTGAGAAGTTGTTTGAGGTGATTCTTCCGTGAACCGTGCCACTAGAGTTAGTAAAGTTAATGTGGTACTGCGTAACACCATTAGTGCTACTTTGCGCTTTCGACGTTATGTTAGGGTCTGTTCCGGTCTCAGTAGTTCCGCCAGCAATTATTAAACGTCTATTGAAAACCGCGTTCTGAGTCGAGAAAAACGCAAGCTGCGTCGCTCCAGCGTAGAAGAAAACCGAGCTTCCAAAGTTAATCCCCATATTTACATTACTGTATGGGCCGTCTCCGATGAAGTTAGTAGTAGTTCCGCCAGTGTATACGCGGCCCCCAGCGATTATGTCACCAGCAACATTAACACTTGTTCCTGTGGTGTTAGGGTCTACATAGTACGCAGTGTTATTGGAGTCGTAGAAGATTGGGGCGCGAGATGAGCCTGAAGCGTAGGAATTGCCGCTGCCATCCCATTGATGTACTAACGCCCCAACATGGGTTGAGATGCCAAAGTTTGTATTACCTGCTGTTCCTACTGGGTTCTTTCCTACTCGCCAATCAACTCCAGAGGATGCACTAAAAGTCGCATAGCTTGAAGTTGCGCCAGTGCCAACATTTACAAATGAAGCCATTTGCTGTGGAGAACCATTGCCTGCGCCGCTTGTATTTACATTAAGTAAATTAAGCGATGAGGTACCATTAGGGTCTACATAATAATTAGTGTCGTTGGAGTCGTAGAATAAACTCCCATAAACAGTGCCGCCCCCTCCGTTGTTTCGGTTATATACCATTGGGTATAACCAACCGGTATAGTTGTCGTTATTCCATTGGGTTTTATAAGCAAGGTCGCCAGTATGAGCCGCATATAACTGGAATGAATGGTTCAGCGCTCGCCATGACAATATGCTACCGTATGTATATACATTTGGGGGCTGATTGCTATAAGCGCCGCCATTGATGTCATTAACTTGCACAACATTAAATTGGCCTATAGAGTTTGTTAAGGATTGCCAATCGCCAGTAAAAAACCCGCCGTACGTTGCTATGTTAGTAGCATCGTATCTTTCGTCTTGAACGATTCTAGCGAATCTGCTCGTACTATTAGGGTCTACATAGTATCCAGTGTTGTTGGAGTCGTAGAAGACTGGGGCGCGGAATGAGCCTGACGCAGTGACGTTACTAGATCTATCAATCAATAGAGCGGTTGTTCCCCAGCCACCGTTTCTATGTCCGTGATCCATGTTGATTCGGAAGTTATCATCGGAGTAACCGTATCCAACACTCCATGTATTAGTGTTATATGCAGAAGAAAACAGGATTGACGGACGGTCATACCCAGAAGCTGTACTAGCAACTCTAAACTCAGAAACAATGCCCCAAGAATTATCGCCGTTTTGGTTTTGGAACAGACTTCCAGCCCCATTTGCGCCACTAGCCTTAGTTACAGTTAAAACAGTTCCACTAATACCGCCTAAGTTAGATGCTCCGTTAGGGTCTACATAGTATCCAGTGTTGTTGGAGTCGTAGAATATGGGGGCGCGAAAATCTGCCTTGGCGTATCCCGTACCATTTAAACCAAAGTAATGCGAAACATTGTTCCAGTCGCCAAACGTCACGCCATTATAAGCAGTAAGGTTTATCGCACCAGATGATGTACTGGTAAAGCTCCCGCCTTGCCATGCGTTAGAAAATGAATGGATTGTATTGTGATTTGAAGAATTTTCGTAGAAACGAACTCGACCATAGTCACCGCTACCTACCCCATAATTTATGTCAAGCCCTTTATTGTTACCACCTTCACCATTAACGCCAATGGTAGCATTTCCGTTAAACAACACTGACTTGTCGTACTTCAATGTCATAACACTAGTGCCGCCACGACTAGAGTATAAATTTAAATAGCTGTAGAACCTGAACTGCGTACCGTTAGTTTCACCAACGTGGGTTCCGCCGGGATAATTTATTGCGTGGTTGTTATCACCAGCTCCAGCGAAATAGAGCCTGCTGAAGTTTAAGGTCAGATTGCCTGACACAGATAGAGCATTAACATTACTGGTGCTTGCAGGGTCTACATAGTAACCAGTGTTATCGGAGTCGTAAATTCCCTGCGTATGTACAGACATGGAGGAAATTAACCCAGAAGACCCAAAATTAGGATTTGTAAGAGCTGGAGTTGGTGGGTTATCTATGTAGGTGGTGTTATTGTTATTAACAACAGTTGCTCCCCATACCCCAGCGCCCGGAGCTGATGTATAAAAGCCAGATGTAGCGGTTACTTCAGCCCACGCATTTCT